GACTTTTGCAAGAGGGACAGTGCATAAGGCTCCTTTCGGTTAATAGAACATCCACCCGTAGAGACGAACGTGATCGTAGATCAAGCGCCGTTCAAACTCTGGCGTAGGTACTTCGGTATCCCCCATTGCCTCATAAAGCATCTCGTCGCATCGTTCCCGTGGGAATAGATGCGCTCCGTAAGCGCGATCGTGAGCAACTGCGGCCTGAGAATACGGACCGTCTTTTTGCAATATAAAACCTAATATTTCCGGGATAGAGGCAAAGTCAGTCTCGTACCCGGCCTCAACGGAAATAACGTCACCGTTGCTTGCCGTGTAGGTGAACGGCTCATGGATGATCCAAGTCTCTTTGATCCCGTCATGCTTCCAGATCCAGAGCGTGTACCATTTCCGCACCTTGATCCTCGTGAGTTTCTTCTGAGCAATCAGCGGTCCCGAGAAGTTCCCCATATCAGAATTCCTTTTTATTTACGAAGCCGTAGTACGTTTCCCCGGTCTGGTCGTCGCGGAACGATCGGTATCTCGTCCCGCTAACGAGCCAAAGAAATCCATGTCCGATACGTTTGAGCCAGTTCATTTTTTTTGAGACTTTGCGGCTATCGTCGCTCCTGCTACCACGAGCTGAACAAATGCCGATTTGAGCTGTTCCTGCTGTTCCGGCGTGAAACTCCCCCAGACGTTCTTTCCAGCCGTCACCAAGCCATCGATCTTTTCTTTCGGCATGGCGATTGCTTTTTCAATGCCAAGCACTAAATTCCCCGGAGCGTCATGGATCACGGAATTAATATCTTCTTTGCTCGGTATCCCCATAAATCCCATAATTCAATCCTCCACTTGTATGCCGCCGAGGCCCTCGTATATTCCGTGGCCTGAGAGGCGTTCCGTCATTGGCCGGGGGCAGGTCTTACAGCGCTCCGGCAGATCATTCATCGTATGGATGAAATAATGATAAAGGCATTTCTCGCAAAACCTCGGCGCCTTCATCTCTCCATCCACGGCTCACCCCTTCTTTTCGAGCATCCTCAAGAGATTCGACATCCCGACTTCGATCTTCTCAGAAAGAGAATCGACCTTTTTTTCGAGACGAGACGTATCGCGCTCAGCGACTTCGTGAAGGATTTTGCAGACGTTTTTGCAAACAAAATCATCCTTCATGGTCTTCTCGGATAACTTGATCTTCTCGTCAGTTTTCTCTCTCTCTTTCGCGAGTGAGTCCCTGAGCATCCAAGCCACGCCTATGAGATTCACCACAACAGCAACGAAAACCCCGATCATTTGCCAGTCCATTATTCCCCCACCGCGCACGCGCCATTATCCGAGAACGTGACGGGTTTTAGAGGAACAAGCGGAACATAAGCGGGATTGACCGTGGCAAGCACCGTCTGGATCGTGGAAGAAACTTCAAAGAGTTTTTGACAGTCTGTGCCGTACTTCGTAAGGATCTGCGAGGCCGTGGCGTTCGGGTTACGCCATACCCGATTAAAAAGAGCTGTATGCTTTGCCTCAAGTTGTTGAGCGATCAGCGAGCTTTCCGCTATCGCTTTTCGGTATTCAACGTCCACGGCATCTTCCATCGGCGTCCCTGTGGTGATGATTGCACCGAAGGCAATCGTCGTTACATACAAAATTGCAAATGTAAAGATACCGAGTTTCCTATACATATATCCTCCGTTAGTCCACTTGCCCGAATACGTCAATGGCTTGTGCGATTTCCATGTTATCCACGAACAGCGTGTTCGCTTCGTCTGCGTTCTCGACCGTAAAAATTAAACCCGTGATTGCTCCCTTTTCCTCGTCCGTGAGGTGAGCGACGGAATAGTTCTGTGGCTCCCAAGTGTCCACGGCGTGAATGTTCGGAGTGTATTCGTCAATAATGACTTGCGTAGGGGTGAGATATTTTATAATTGCGACACCGCTTCCGCCCGATCCGCCGACACCTGCGACCGTTGGCGTGCTTTCATAGGCCGATGGAGCGCCACCGCCACCCCCGCCATGATACGCCAAACCATTTTGTGCGAAAATATCTCCCGCTGTACGCCCGCCGTTACCGCCTCCATACGCTCCGCCATAACCCTCCACGCCATCATAATAAGATGCACCGCCACCGCCTCCGCCAAAGAAAACGCCCGAAAGAATACTGCTTTCCGCACCGTCACCACCCGCCCCAGATGTTGTCGGCGGATTATTTAGTTCATCGCCAGTTCCGTTATGCCCCGCCTCGCCGTAGCCTCCACCGCCCCCCGATGGATAGTTCCCTCCTACGAATGCTCCGTTACCGCCTCCTATGTGTCCCTGTCCAGAAGGCGTAGCCGTTCCGCCAAAGGTTTCGGAGTTTGAATAGGCACCGCCCGCACCAGAAGAGCCTCCATCGTTCCCGTAAATGACCCCTGTGTTTCCTGTGTTCGCACCGCCTCCCCCGCCGTTTGCCGTGAGAGTTGAAAGCGTCGTGTCTCCGCCGTCGCTTGCGTTGTATTCACCGCCCCCTGTTGTGATTGCAGAACCCGCCCCGCCTTGCCCGATTGTTATGGTATGCGTTCCCGCTGTGATGGCAAAAGAGTTGTCGTAAAGAACACCGCCCGCACCCCCGCCCCCGCAAGCACCTCCACCGCCTCCCGCCAATAGTTCCACCTCTGCGTCAAGAGTTGTTCCTGTCGTAAGCGTCCCGTCAGTATAAAAAACTCTGTATGTGTAATCCCCATCCACCCAAGTCGAAGGCACCACCGTTTTTAGAAGTCCACCCGCCCAAGATATTGACGAGTTTCCGTTTGATATTGTGAGCGTGTTTCCATTCCCCGAAAAATCGGAAATACTCGTCCCTGTTCCTTCGGACAAATTCCATCCACCAATAAGACCGCTTGCGAACACGGGAGCCGTGGCAGTTCCGTAAACCCCTTTGCCTCCGTTATACAGGATATTTATTTCTGATTCGCTTAACGCTCTGTTCCATATCGCCACTTGTGAGATATCTCCAAGAAAAGGATACCCCGTCGCCCAGACCATATCCCCGATGTGCAAGTCGCTTGTCAAGACTTCGAGCGTTGTCCCGCTTGAAGTACCCTGTAAAACTCCGTCAACGTACATTTTTAAATAATTCCCGTCATAGGTCAGAGTTCCAAGATGCCAAACGCCATCAAGCACAGAAGCCAAGGAATTTATTGCATTCGCTCCGCTTCCTGTTTCTGTGTAGAGAGTCCCGTCCGTTCGGATATCTAAAATGGTAATGACGTTCCCTGCGATCGCTTGCCCCCATGATGCAATCGTGGAATGGTCTTGAGTGTAGGACGTTGCTTTGAACCATGCCGTCAGCGAGTACGTTGCGTTTCCTAGTGGAATATTTGTAACGCTTCCGCTAACCCAATCCCCATAAGTCCCGCCAAACGTCAAAGCGGGTTTTGTCTGCTCTAGTCCTTCGTTCGGTTTCACCTTCCCCGCAACCCACGCCCCGCCAGTTGCCGTTCCCGTATTGCCTCCGATTGAATCGGTGATGGTCGTTCCAGTTCCTTCGTTAAAATCCCAAGAGTGAACAAGCCCAGAATTGAAAGGAGACACAAAATTATCGGCGTGCATTCCACGCCCGCCGTTGAATAACTCCCCGACCTCTTGAGCCGATAAAGTTCTGCTCCAAATGTTCATAGAGTCCATAGTCGCATTAAGATACGCCTCGAATCCTTCCGTAGTTCCTAACCCCCACGACATTCCGATATAATCAAGCGGGGGCAAGTCCGAAAGAGTTTTCGTCCCTTGAGCGACGCCATCTTTGTAATATTCCAGAGTCGTGCTATTGAACGTCAGAGTAATCATGTGCCATCCAGAAAAGTCTCCCGCCGTCCATGTGACCTGTTCTGGGAATGTCGTTGACCCTTGATATATTCCTCCGTCGGAATACCAATACATATATCTCGTAACGCCGTTATCAAAGCACCCGCCAAGGACGCTGTAAGTCGTGTAGTCTTTCACCCACACGTTAATCGTTGCGGTCGTTCCAAAAGTAACTCTGCTCGTAAGTGTGACGTAATTATTTCCTGTAAAATCCAAGGCCACGGCATCGGGAACCGTCCCGCCCGCCGTTGAATAACTCCCCGACCCGACAAGTCCTAGCTTGATATTCTCGCCCGTCCTACTCGCCCGCATATCAAACTTTAAATTCTTGACCCCTGTTAGGTCAGAGACAGGAGACAAAGCCTTTTGCATCGTGCTTCCGAGTGCGGAGGCGCTTGCAATAGCCTTCAAGGAATAGGAGCCTTGCGTTTTGATTGTGCCTTCAGAGTAGGATTGAAACGTGGACGGGGAATCGGAAACGTAAGCCGCTTGAGCCGCCCCGTTCGTGGCGTACTCCATGTTGTCCATTTCAAGGTCGCCCGCATACGCTAATTGACAACCGAGAAGCAACGAAACAAGAATTATTGACAACCGCTTCATGCGTTCACCGTGTAATCGAATGTTACCGTGACCCTTGTGACCGTTCCGCTAACCGAAGTCGTTTGCCAAAAAATACCATTTCCCGCATCTATAACGGGATTTGTGAGTGTTGGATTGTTTGTGTTCTGCTCCGCCGGGGCAACGACATCATCAGAAACAGCGACGGTATCATTCTCCCAAAGTCCTCCCGTTATGCTTGTTCCACCTACCGCATACACATGAAACGCCGTTATAGTTATTGCTTCGGGCGTAGACCATACCAAGGCATCAGCGGAAGCCGTTGGATTTGTGATGATGAACGCTTTTGAATAGGTTACGTCTGGAACGGCGGTCAGATATCCCGCTTTGGAATGATCGCCCCATCCGTAGGCCGTGTCTGCGCTTGATCCCTGTGCCGATGTCGCAAACGCCGATCCGTCGCCGACATAATATCCCGCCGAAGTCCAAGGCGTCCCCGTGACGTACCCCATGCTGGTCCATGGCGTCCCCGTGACGTACCCAGCGGAGGCGTGGTTCCCCCATCCGTATGCGGTATTCCAGTTGGATGAGTTATTCGTGATCGATGTCCCCCACGCGGATCCCGTCGAAACCGGTAGCCCAGCACCCGGATAGACCATCGTGGACATACCATCCACTGTCTCCAGCGCCTTTTGGACTGTCGTGTCATTCTCAGAAAGATTGGTTGCAAACTGAGACGCATCGACGCGGATATCATCGCTTTTGATCTGATAATCCGCAAAAGCGGGAGCACAGAGAAGGAAAAAGGAGAGAACGAGACTAAGCTGCCACATAGATCGCGAGAATTTCATCCGCATAAGCGCCTCCTTTCGGAGCAACTCGAAATACAAAGCCGTCGAGAGTTGTTTTTTCCCAATAAGCAGCGGTAAGATCCGACTGATCGCCTTTTTTTGCAAGGCGACCGTTGAAAAATACGAGCACGCTTCCCTCGCGGAACTTCGGGAGTGTAAATTCTGTGCGAGTGCCGTTCCCCATAAAAGGGACTTGGGGCATGTAAGCGATCGGGTTCTTAAGATTTTGCGGGGTGGTTCCAGCCGCAGCGTTCGACCAGGCATTCATGATCATCGTTACTCCGTAGTTATGGGTCTCTGCGTCTTCGGTGTCCTGAAGGCTCCCGGTCAGCACAGCCACACCGGCGGCAATAAAAGCGGACCTGACAGCGGCAGCCAACAAATGCGCGGTCGTATAATCATTAGCCCAGCAAGTGATTTCCACAGTCCCGCTATCTAAACCACTCTCCCCGGAAAGGCTTTTAACCGGGGTGATCTCCGTGATGGTGTAGACAACCGCCGGAACGGAAGCTCCCTGAGGCATCCTTTTAGGATAAATACGAGTCCCGCAAAGCGAATAGATCGCGGCATCATTGGAAAGCACGGTGTAGATGTCGGCTTGCATCATGGTCAATTTCCCTTAACGATTCTGGAAATGTTTATGGCGAGAGCTGCTTTGAACTTTGCCTCTGCGCGTTCCCGGCTATTTTTGAAGGCCTGCTCGACGAAATGAATGGCTTTGACGAACTTCGTTCCAAACTCTTGAAACGTCCAGTAATAAGCATCCAAACCTTGTAGCCCAAATTTCTTATTGGCAACTTTCTGAAGTTTCTTGCCGTGCCGGACGCCGAAAATGACGTTCTCGCGGAAGGGATTAGGTTTACTCATGCCCTTGATATACATTGCTTTCCGGAGTCTTCCGGTATTTTCAGGAGCAAGAAGCTGAGCTTCTTTTCTAACTTCGCGCGCGCCGGCCACGAGAGCCCCCTTTAGCGCTTTTTTCGCGATCTTCGGACCAAGCTCAATGAGTTTTTTTTCAAGCTCTTTCAACCCGGTCACCTGAATGGAGAACATTTCAGGCATTGATCACCCCTTCAGAACACATCAACTGAAGCTCTTGATGCTTTTCTTCTTTGTCGATGACGTTCTGGATGACGTAGGTTTTGGAGTTGTACTCGGCTTTCATTCCAGGAAGGACTGAATTTAAATAGCGGATACGGATACGGACTGAAACGGAACTCTGCACCTGCTGCTGGGCCCAGAACTCACGTCCATTAAGAGGCTCTACGGCCGCCCAGACGGTCGCAAGCTCTTCCCAGGTCATAAGGGGTGCCCCGAACTCATCCACGGCGGGACTTCCCGCGACTTGGCGGGAGATTTTGACCCGCTTTTTTAGATCCCCAGAACGCATTTAGATCCCCATCTCCAACCGGTACGGCGCGAGAAGATTCACCAACGTCTGGTTCGCGCTGAGCGGTTTTTCGACCTGCGCTTCACGGTTTTCGTACATATCTGCGATCTGCAAAAGCATAGCGATCCGGATCGTGTCAGGGAGCGGCTCCGGCACGTTAGGGCTATCACCCGGGTCACAATACCCAGCGGTAAAAAGAACCCTTACGGAATCCCCGGATCTAAAAGTCTCCGGCCAGGAACCTATGGGAGTAATTAATGCAGGCGCTGAATCGCTGACTATATATTCTGAGCGATCTAATGTTTGCTCAACGTTATCAGCATCAAGATATTTAATCGAGGTGACGGTGAGCACCGGCGCGGGAAGCAGGATAGGGGTATTATTCCCCGGGAATTTATGTCGCCTAAACTCAACTGTTTGGACACCAATGAAGCGAAACAAATAATTTTCGCACATCTGACGGGAAGCGGTGATCAGGGATTTTATCAAGTTTTCTTCAGAAACTGAAAACTCGGCCCTCATGAACACGGAGGCTGCTTCAACGGTGATCATTTCTTCCGGGGCGGTGATCAATTTCAGCATAAAGCCACCTCAAGTTTTATTTTATTGAAACACTCAAGCGCCGTGTCGCGTGTCGCGTTTATAACCTCCACCCCTTCGACTTTTAGATCCTCCGCAAGCTTCGGGAAGTTCTTACGCCAGGTGTGGATTGGCATATCTTTATTTAGCGGCCCGGGATGATCTCCGTGGTGATGGCTTTCTTTGTTCGGGCCTCTTTTACAATCAAGCCCGATAAGGATTATCTTTTTGGTACCGAATAAATACGCCAAATTAATCGCCTGGTAGCCGCTGTTGGCTCCGTAGTGGACCTTGCCCTTTCCCAAACCTTCCCCGCGATAACCTTCGACACGGTTCAGGCCGTATTTCTGGGAAGCCGGGAAATCTTGCGTCCATAACTCGCCTTTAAATTTCAAAAGAACATCGGGGATGTATCGATCCCACCACTCCCCGTCGCACGCATAAAGAACATCCGCCCAAAGAGCTTTTTGGTACGTCGTGTTGATGACTATGACGCGTCTTTCTTTGTCCTTTTCCCGCCAAACTTTGATTTTTTCGCAATCGTCTTCGGTGAGACTTGGACCACTGGCAATGACGGCCCATTCTCTTGGTGTTCGATTCCTGGAGTCAAAAAAAAAGCAGTGACAGGAACCACTAAAGCAGGGCCTGCGGTGTATTTTTCCGCAAGCCCTGCTTTAATGAGACTTTCCGCATAATCATCGTCAGCGTCCACAATCCGACCCTCCGGGACATTGCCAATTCCCTTTCGGGAGCTGCTAAATGGACGTTTGGCGATGATCTTCATGGCAGCTCCTTATACCGTCAGGTCGCCGTAGAGCACGGACGCAGGGCGAAGACCGCCGAGCACCCCGCGCTTTTCAGCCCGGATCGTGATGAGGTTCTGCTGGACGTTCGTATCGTCTTGCTCGAACATCTCAACTTCCACGGCCTGACGTTCGAGATACATGAACGCCATGTCGAACGCGCCGGCAAGAAGTTTGTCGGCGGTCATGCTGGGAGTCAGCGAGATAGGCTTACCCCAGATCGTCGGGACGATCGCACCAAACGGAGAACCGACGAGATAGTTCTTGTTCTCGTCTTTCAGACGTTCGATGGATCCCCACGTCGACGGGTTCATGATGACCCCGTTCGCGGGATACGACGCATTATCAAGAGCACGAACTGCACGATTGATGGAATCAATCGCGGTATCCCCAGAGGTCGGGGTGAACGCCGTAAAGTTCGGCGCTACCGTCATGCCCAAGAGGTTCTGACCATCTCCATTACCGGAGACGATCTGTGTTTCCTCTCGCAATTCAACACCGTAACGAAGACGGTTCTGAATGTACGCTAGGAGCGCCGGAGCATCGTCACGAATCTGCTTCGACACCTTTAAGAAATGAGCGATCGTGCGAACGGGCATGGAATAGCTCTCGAACGTCAAAACGCTCTCGGCTTTTTGAGCGCCTTCGGCAACTTCAGCGGCGTTATTCGTGAAAACAAGCTCACGAGTAAAATCAACTGCGTTGCTTACGGTTTTTCCGGAAGCGAGAAGATCACGCACGCGAAGCGCACGGAACGCACCGGGGATGATCCCGGGACGGCGATCCGGAGCTACGAGAACGTCACTGTTCTCGGCAGGACTTCCACTCTGGCCGGTGATGGTGTTGTTCTGTGCTCCGAACCCGTTCTTCAGGGTGATCCGGCACTTGTTCGTCTGCCCGGACGCGAAAGCCTTGTACGCGGGATCTTCAACGAGGATCTGCGCAAAGGACTTCGGGGCTTCCTTCCCGGCAAGGATCGAGCCGGTGAGTTTCTGCTCCAAAGCGACCAACTTATCCGCGCAAACCTGAACCTTCGCCGCCGCGGCTTCCGCTTTGGCCACCGCATCACGCACGCCGTCCTTATTACCGTTCTCTTGCTGCTGAACCATGACTTTCAAGGCTTCATGTGCCTGAGCCTGCGAGGCTTTGAAGGCCTCAAACGCGTTTTTCAATTCTTCGGGGTTCATAATGTTCTCCTTTTAGTTTTTTAGGGTTTTAATGACTTCGTTCCACGCATTTTCCTCGCCAGCATCACGCATGGCAGGCTCGGCGGCTTCGCGCACACCGGCTTTTTGGAAAATATCTTCCCGCTCCTTGCGGGAAAAACCTTCTCGGGCAAGCGCCATTTCCATGGTCCGTCTTGCCTGTGCTTTCGTCTGCTTCTCGACATCTTTTTTATCGCCCTGCTTTACTTCCACGATCTCATCGGCAAACCCGTATTCGACAGCATCGTCCGCGCCGATCCAGGTCTCGCCGTCCATCATTTTTGAGATCTTCTTTTCATCGACCGTGGCTTTACCGACGTATGCTGCAATAATGGCTTTGTCCAGCTGATCAAGAACATCAGCGTATTGACGCATGTCGTGCTTGTTGCCACAAAGGCATGCCCAAGCGTTATGGATCATTAAGAAACCAACTTTAGAAATCTTCACGGTATCCCCGGCCATAGCGATCACGGAGGCACCGGAAGCAGCAAGGCCAATGATATTGACTGTAACGTGACCTTTATGCTGAGCTAGAAGGTTATAGATGGTCGCGGACTCATAAACACTTCCCCCAGGAGAATTGATGTTTACAACAACGTCTTTATCCTCGCCTATGGAGCGAAGGGCAGCGGACATGCGCTTAGCCGTAAAGCCCTCTCCAAAGTAATCAGATCCAATGACATCGAAAATGTCGATAGACGCGGTTTCTTCTTTCTTTTCTGCGACGATCGTTTTGTCCCAACGAGACAAGATTCCGTCTTCAATCTTATTTTTTGTAAAATTCAAAGGTGCCGCATTAAGAAGCGAGTGGTTTCGTTTCATTTTGACGCCCTCCATTCTCAAGATGGATCAACTGTTGATCGATGAATAGCTTGTTTCCTGCTTTGTCCGGAGGTAATCCTTCCTGACTTCGGCATTCGTTCGGGGTCATGACTCCGCTGCGAATGGCAACCGAATAACCTTCATACCGTTCTTTTTCACTGCCTCTCAAAAGCTCATCAATGTCAAAGTCAGGCTCGATCACTTCGCGCTCTTCGATTTTCAGAAGTTGCGTCTGGATGCTGTCCTTGATCTTTTCGCGATACGGCGCGAGACCTAACTTGTACCACCCTCTTACGATCTCCGTGATCCCGGATCCCCAGACCGTCGAAGATGACATGTCGTGGATCAACACCGGCGGGACATCGAAGAAACGGCAGATGTCTTCCAGCTGGAACTTCCGGCTTTCCAAAAGCTGCACGTCTTTAGGGAGCATCGATGTCGGCGTGAACTTCATACCGGCTTCGAGCACCCGAAGAGCTTCTTCTTTCCCGTTCGTGATATCGTTGAAATTCTCTTTTAGCTTCTTGCGCTGGTCCGGGCTCAGGACCTTATCGATCTGGAGCACCCCACCCTGCTTAAATCCGCTATTCGCGATCCTGTTCACGCTCTCTTCCGCTCCGAGAGAAATACCCAGGCTGTTTCTTGCCTGGTCCAGCGGAGAAAGACCGATGATCCCGTTTCCAAAGAGCTTCAAGTGCCAGATATTTTCAGAAGTGTAAATATATGTCCGTGCATTCGCGGTGTATTTGTGAACGATGCTTCCGTCCGGATTAAGCACTGTCTCCACCTGAGAAGTCATCAGGGGAAGTAAAGAAATGATCTGGCCGGTCGAATCACGCTCGATTAGGGAATAAGCATTTCCCCGGAACGTGAGCTGGTAATACAAGGTTTCAAAGAACTCGCTGCGCGTTTGATACCGGTTCGGCTTCCAGCGAAGCAGCCGGTAAAGCGGATGCGACGTATTGAGCTGCTTATCAAGGATCTTTCCAGAAGCGTCACGCTTGATCGAAAAAAACTGGATTGGAAGTGAAGCCATGGTTTCGGCGGTCCTTCGCGCGCAAGCAAACGCCGAAGAAATCTGCAACGCCGTGTCATCGTTGACAGATTTTGTGGTCATTCTTCCGGATGTCGGCGTAAGATTCTGAGTCCCGGCATCTCTGCGAGTACCGCTTCCTGTGAAAAAACTGAAAATTGATCGTAGCAAGCGACCTCCTTATAGTGTCCCTATAGTAAATAGTGGTGAATGCGCCGTTTTTTTCACCTTTTCATGTACGGATTTTTTTACTTGAGGGAATGCGGAGGGAATTATCTTACGGTGATAGGGTCATTCAGGAAATCGTCAAAGCTGCCTTCACCTTCATCCAGGCCGGATAAAAGGCCGTTGGCCATGATCAGGGCTGTCATGTCGTCGATCTTATCGGCGCTTTTCTTTTTGTCCGGGGCCATGTTCATATTCGCGTCCGTGCGGGCAACGATGTTCGAGGCGCACCAAGTAAGAACAGGATCCCCGCCGTGACGGAACTTTCCGGAGTAATAGGTCTCTTCAAAGTTCTTCATCGCGGGATGATACGATTTCGGGCCCTGAATAAATTCTTTCATGTTGACCCCTTCAGCCGAGAGCTTTGAAGCGATCTGCGCAGCGTTCCATCGGTCGTAAGCCACTTCCACCATGTTGAAATTCTCTTGGGCCCACATGACCTTCTTGAAAATTTCGTCGTAGTCGGTGACATCGCCATCGGTTTCAAGCATGAAACCACCTCGGACCCATCCGGCATAAGGGACAAGGTTTCTCTGGACCCTGATCGCGACGGTTGTTTTCGGGACCCACCGCCAGCCGTGCGTGTATAAGATCCCATCTTTTTTCCATACAAGGCGGAAGGATGCAAGGTCCCGGGTACTTGCCAAGTCAAGGGCGCCATAGCAAGGCTCGCCTTTCAGATCGTCTAAAGGCACGGGACCGGCACAAGCCTTCCACTTCTGAAGATCGATCCAGCCATTCGCGGTGGAGCTTTGCCGGTTCATGCGCTTGATAAGAAATTCAGAGTGCCGGCTCGGCATGGACTTCGCTTCGGTGGCTTCTTTTCGGATGGCTTTCAGCAAAGGCTCTGAAACATTCAGCAATGGGTTCGCTTTCTCCCATACGCTTTCGTCAAATTCATCGTCCTTATCGTCGATGGCGTAGATCAGAGATAAGAAGTGGTCGGCTTCGACAACGCCTTCCAGGACCTGCTGGCCAAACTTGCGCATCTCAGGCCAAGGCCCGGGGGTTTCGTAGCCTTCTGTGGTCGTGAAGAGAAACATGGGGTTCCGGCGGCCGCCGGCGGCGGATTGCAGCACGTTCAACAGGTCGGCGGTTTTGTGGGCGTGGATCTCGTCCAGCATCACGCATGATGGGTTAAGCCCGTCCTGAGTGCTAGCTTTCGCGTTAATGGCCTTAAATAAGCCCCCGCTGTCATAGCAGGCTATCGCCCTATTGAAGCACTCGAGGCTGAACGCTTCGCGCAATTGGGGCCTTTTGTCGGCCATCCTTTTGGCGATCTTGAAGATAATGGCAGCCTGGTCGCCTGTGGTCGCGGCGGAGATGACTTGTGGGCCAGTCTCGCTTTCCATGGTCAGACAGTAAAGCCCAAGTCCAGCCGCCAGTGAGCTTTTCGCATTCTTACGGGCGACAGCAAGCAATGCAGAGGTAAAGCGGCGGGTGCCGTCAGTATTGCGAAATCCGAATAGGTTGCAAAGAAAGAAAACCTGAAAAGGCTCCAGGGTAATGTTCTCGGACTTCCAGGTCCCTTCGACGTGCGGCATGTTCGAGATAAAATCACAGACCTTGTTCGCTTCCGCTTCAGAATACACGAAAGGTTTCTTGGGGCTGTTTTCTCTTTCGAGGTCCTTCAGGAACCGGGAGGCGGCGAGACGGATCCACTTCCCGAAGCGCTTGCTGTTTTTCTTATCGAGCGCTTCCCGGGCATAAGTGATCGCGAGGTCGGTCCACGTCGATTTCATTTTTTCTGTGACTTCAGGTCCATGAAGGGATTTTTTTCAATCACCTTACTGGCACTGGAGACCATCTTGAGGCGGGCCGCGGGAGTCATGGCGAGCTGGGTAGCATACAAGACCATATCTTTCTTCGCGTCCCGGCTGATCGTGACAAGGGGGTGAACAGAGACCCCGCCTTTTTCACCGTAGGAACATAGTTGCCCCCCACTGTCTTGAATTGCTTTTTCGGCGTCCTGCCAACGGACATACGAAGCGCAATAAGCCCCGAGAATCGCCGAGTCCACGCTTTTCAATACGCGCATCGGCTGAAGAAGGCGGATGGTTTCAGTCCACACAACCCGCTCGCGCTCGTTCATGTGCTCCGGGATCGCCGGCGAAATGAACGGCTCGCTGAGCTCCGCCACAGAGTCCTTGGTAATAGGCAACTGGCCGCTTAAAACGCGCATGGCGCGGCTTTTTGGCTTCCGCCCCTGTCCTGGCATGTTTTTCATGATAATTGTCTTTCTGTATAGCTAAATTGACTTTCCGTTAATTTCGCTCTCGCAAAAAAACGACTGCGAGT